TAGAGGGTGTTAGTGACAACATTGAAGAAGGTCTTGGAAGTTCGGGGTTTGGGTATTAGAACTATGTTAAAAATATCAGGCAGTACAGCAAAATGTGATTTATCTTTAGTTCTTAATAGAGAAGAGCAATGGGAGAGTTATTTTAAATTTAACTTAGAAACTAGATTATGTTAACTATAAAGGGAGCTTCCACTAGTAAGAGTAGAGAGGTCGTCATACCAGTAATGGCCTTTAAAGGGGGCGTTAATAAGCTCTTATCTGAGAGTCGTATTGGTATGAATGAGGCTAAGGAAGCAATCAACCTTATACAGACTGAGGATGGGTTGTGGAAGACAAGACCTGGAACACGATACTATGGAACTGATTTTGGAGATGTAATTGATGGAGCTACTGAGTATCTTAAAAGTGATGGTACTACTGAACTTATCGTAATCTCAGGAGGGAAGGCTTGGAAGTCTACAGATGGAGGAAGTAAAACTGAGATAACGGGAGCCACATTCACGCAGGATTTACAGTGTTATTTCATGCAAATAGCAGGATTCCTTTATATAGCTAATGGTACTGATCCACTCGCTAAATATAATGGTACTTCACTTTCTACTTATACTTCAGTTTCTACTCCAGGTACAGCTTCAGGAGTATGTGCAAGCGCACTCGCTTCAGGAAGTTACGTTATGTATGCTGAAGTCACCGCAGTAAACTCAGTAGGAGAAACTGTAGGCTCAACTGAAGCATCAGTTACCATGAAACGCCCAAGAGACCAATGGACAGCTTCAGACTCAATCGTATGGACATGGGGAGCAAGCGCATCAGGTACTGTATCTGCTTACCAGGTCTATATCAGTGAAACGGCAGGGAATGAATCTCTTGTTGCAACATCAACTGCCCTTACGTGGACCGATGATGGCACTTCAACCATAAATCCCTACATAACGCCCCCTCTAAGTAACACTACTACGGCTCCTAAATTTAAGAGCATGGCTATGTCAGGAAATCGTATGTGGGCAACCAATGATGTAAATAGTCCCTATACTGTTTACTTCTCAGGAAGTGGACTTGATATAGGTACATTCTCGGACTTCTTCGGGGGAGGTTGGATTAATCTTGAGAAGGGTGGACGTGAAACCCCTGTTGCAGTTAAACATTATCAGTCAGGTTCGGGAGATGGACGAGCTACCGTATTTTGTAAGACTCCTGAAGGACAAGGAGCTGTCTGGCAACTCACTATAGCCACAGCCACTGTCGGATCTGATTCGTTCTCAATTCCCTCAGCTACGAAGGTAGTAGGTTCAAATGGTACGGATTCAATCCTTGGCACTGTATCGACCAACAACGACATCATGTTTCCTAATAAGCGTGGATGGAACTCCATAGGTCCTGAGAAGAATTACTACGGTATCCTACGAACGAACGAACTCTCATCACGCATTAGACCTTACTGGAGAAGTCTTCCAGGAACTGCTTTCTCAGGAATATGTGCTTACTTTAAGGACGCTAAAATATATATCTCAGTTCCGACCTCTGGAACTACTAATAACCGAACAATCATCTATGACCTTGAACGTACCAACTGGACTGTTGACTGGACCATTGGTGCAAAACAGTTTCTTGAATATACTGACTCAACTGGAGTCACTCATTTACTTTATGTTCCTTATACGGGAAATAAGGTTATTGAGATTGGGGACAATATACAAGGAGATTTGGGAGCAGCCTTCACCACCTCCTATTATTCAGGAAGATGGCCTGTTGCTAAATTTTTCAAGGATTTTACTAAAGTTAATAAGGTTCACGTTAAACTTAATGCACCAAGTGGGAATATTGAGTTTGAGGTACTCGGAACCGAAAAAGGTAAGAGCTTTCGTTCTCTTGTAGCAAAGACTATGGACTTTGGATCTTCTTCTTCAAATACTGGACTTGGCTTTGATCAATTAGGAGCAGTTCAATTAGGAGATACAGATGGAGTTCCTTCGTTCTTTGCAGACTCATCAGTACAGAAATATGTCAAGGTGCGTAAAAAACTCCGTGATATACAATTCAGACTTTCTACCTCAAGTTATGATTCGGCATTTACCTTGCTAGGATTACTGGTAGAAGGTAACACATTAAAAATTAATCCTCCGACAAGTGAGCGATTATCATAAATAAATATGACAAATTATTTTCCCAAAAGTAAGAGTCTGTTTTCTACAACCGTTACAACCAATATTGGAGCTAGTGGTACTGGGGATACAATAACCCTTGCGTCAGTTACGGGACTCCCAACTGATGCTGAAATCACATTAACATTTGAGAGACTAGCGACAGATGGAGTTACCCTCACTCCGACCAAGATGGAGAGAATCAGAGGAACGATAAGCGGAAGTAACCTCACTTCCTATACAAGAGCAGTTGAAGGAACTGAACAAGCTCATGTTTCAGGTTCTATTGTTGAGTTTATTCCTAATGGAACAGATTGGAACAATGTAGTTGCGGGAATACTCGTTGAACATAATCAGACTGGTACTCATAAAGCAACAGATTGGGTATCAGCATCAGATGGCGCAACGGTAACATTTGCTTTAGCTAGTGGTAAAAAACAAAAAGTAACTTTAGGAGGAAATAGAACACTTGCTCTCTCAGGAGTTATAGCAGGAGACGCATTCATTATTAAACTGATTCAGGATGGCACGGGTAGTAGAACAGTCACATGGTTTGCAGGAATTTCATGGGCAGATGACACAGTTCCAACCCTTACAACAACCGCAGCTAATTGGGATGTGTTCGGATTCATTCAGACAGGGACCAATACTTACGATGGGTTTATTTTGGGCCAGGGACTCAACTAATATGAAGACAATATATATTTGCCAAGGATATGAGAAGAAGTTAGAGGATGGACGTCTTGATGACGTAGTTACTTATGAAATCTATGCAAAAACAGATAAAGAAGCTATTGCTAAAGCTCAAAAATATTGTAAGAAATTATTTTACCGAGTTTCTCAAATTATAGAAAAGGACTAATATGGCCTCAATACCCGCTAATGTGATAATGGTCTGGACAGGAGCTCACGCATCTATCCCTAGTGGGTGGGCTAGAGAGACTACACTGGACGATAAGTTTGCTAAAGGCTGGGGAGCTGAAGCGGTGAACACTACAGGTGGTGCTACAACTCATACTCATACCTCACCAACACATACACATAATCTTGCAGCTCATACTCATACCTATCAAACAAGTGCAGCCGATACAGGTACTATAAATGGACACAGCGGTGGTTCTGGTGTTGTAAGAGGTACTCATTATCATACGGGAACAACTGGAACTCTTGCATCAACTTATGCAACTGGAACTACTGCAGGGACATATGGTTCAGTTTCAAATGACCCCCCATATCGTAAAGTAATATTTATAAAGGCTAGTGCGGGAGCTTCACTTGCGACCAATATAGTAGCTTTATGGGGCGCATCAGATACTGCACCAACTAACTGGAGCAAAGTAACCGAACTTGCAGGACGATATCTTAAAGGAGCTTCAACTGGAGCGGATGCAGATTTAGCAACAGATAATGGTTCCTCAACAAATATACATGATTTTACTCATACTCATACAGCTCCAGGCGCACATGGTCATTCAAATTCAACATCTTCTACGGCTACAACCAGTGCAGGATGGGCTCAAGAAACTTCAGGGGCTGATCGTGTTCCAGACCATACACATACTGTTGCAATAAATACCGCAACAACAGACATTAACCAATATGCCTCAACCCTTACAACTGCCGAAACAGTAGAACCACTATATCGTAGACTTCATGCCATTAAAAAAGGTGCATCAGGAGTAAAGGTTTCTGGAATTATAGGAATGTGGCTTGGAGCAGTAGGATCAATTCCTGCAGGATGGAGTCTTTATACTGCAATGCAGGACAATCATCTTAAAATAGGAGACCCAACAACTTCCGCAACAGGAGGATCAAATACTCATACTCATGCAGCGCAGGGTCATGTTCACACAGGAACAGCACATACACATACTCATTCTTCTATTTCAACTCATACAGGAGATAGACAACCAACAGGAGGTACTGATTTATCTGATTTATTATCAACGGGTAAAGAGCATACAGGAAATACAGTGGCTAATGCAAATACAACCTATGCCTCAACAGATACTACAGCAGATTCTTCCTCAAACGAACCCGCTTATAGAACAGTAGCCTTTATCAGATTTGATAAGGAAGTTAACGGTGGAGCAATGTTATTATTTTCACTTATAAACTAATATGACCCGTGACTTTACATCATTACCATACTCAGAATACACAACCTATGCTTATGATGACAATAGAAGCCCTATAGATCGGGTAGTAATCCATTCAACTGTATGTACCTTGCAACAGGCTATAAATACCTTCTCCAGCCCTAACGCCACAACCAGCGCACACTATATTATAGGTAATGACGGAAAGCTCTATGCAGGACTTGAAGAATATGAAAATGCCTATCACTCTGGAAACTATTTAATGAATGAGCGTAGTATAGGTATTGAGCATGAGTGGTACTCAGGAATACACCCATCAGATGCGCTTTACAAGAAGTCAGCAGCCCTTGTTAAAGATATATGTACCTTCTATGGACTCCCTATAAACTCAACCACAGTCATTCCTCATAAGTCAGTAGTTCCAACAGGTTGTCCGAATGAGATAGATGTGAACAGGATTATAAGTGAAGCTAATGGAGCTCCTTCACCCGTTGATGAGTGTCCTGCCAAGCTCCTCTCCATAACCGCAGAGCGTGATAGGCTTAATGGAGTAATCACTCATAAAGATGAGTTGCTAAAATCGTTGCAGGACTCAATTGGAGCCAAGAACTCACAAATCTCAGGGCTTGAAAATGAAAGGAAGCAATTATCAGATGCTTTAGGGCTCTGCCAAAACAGTAGTGCTTCCTATTTGGAAATAGCTAAAAAGGTTCCCGCTATGGAAAATCTCATTAAAGAGCAGGAAAGCGCATTGTTGAGCCTCAGGGAAGAACGGACTAAATTACAGAAAACTATTACGAGCATCAGAGCAAGCCTTATACCCAAGAAATACCTATCACTCAAGTTATATAACTTTATAATGAGTTTAGAATGACAAAAGAAAAGAGTGAAGCCATTACATGGATGACTTTCAATAATATCATTCCCCTTATCTCATCGGCTGTTATGATAACGGTTTCATTCATGATATTGACCAGTAAAGTTGACCTACTTACTCAAAGGGTAGACCAATTACTTCAAAATCAGGAAACAATACTTAAAAAGTATTCCTCAGTTGAGGATAGATATGGAACATTAAGCTTGAAGATACAGGCAATAGAAACAACATTATTAATTAAAAAATAATATGGAACAATCTAAAAGGTTTAGTTTGTCAAAGGCGGATTTGGTTGGTTTCACTCAGAGGACATTACAAACCCTTGCGCCTTACGTGATTGCGCTCATTCCCGTAGTTATAACTAATATACCCCCAACATGGAAATATGCAGTCGTAACAGTCTGGATATTAAACAGGGTTTGGGATTTGTTAAGAAGATTTGTAAAAGGGCCGACACAACCTTGAAGGAATATGTTAGAGAAGTAAAAGGAGCTAAACGCCTGGGACTTCCTGTTATTAGTTATAAGAAATGGAAAACTAAGTAGATTTCCTGCATTTTTCTTCATGTTCTTTTTTTGTAGAGCAAAAAGGACATTTATACATACCCTGATATACATAATCAGTTTTATCCACGAAGTATGGTGCGTATTTTTTTTCCTCAGCCTCAGTCATTTTACGCCATGGTATTCCACGGGGAGTATCAATCATTATAATATGGTTTTAAAATAACATTTCTGACACATTTTAATCCATTCTCCATTGTGTTTACCATCTGTTAATCTATCTTTCTTTTTACATACAGGACATATTCTGTGGGGAAAATTTGTTGTTGCATGATTTTGTTCTTGTTTTCGTCTTGCTGGAACTTTGTTTAATCTACGGAGTAATATAAATTCTCTGTTTTTAAGAAATTGTTTTAATGCAAATGGAGAAGCAAATTCATCAGTTCCTGTCCATTTTGGTACTTTCATATATTTCAATAACAGTATAATCCTTCTTTGATTTAACTACTCGTGTGGTTACTTCGGTTACATATTTAGGACTATCATCTTTAATTGTTCCTACAAGTTTAAGTCCATCAATTATTCCTTTACAGCTTACATTATCACAATCAATTTCCCTTTTCAGATACGCTGTTACTATTATATTTACTGGTTCTGTAAATTTATGCTTCCAGTCTTTTTCATGTTTCATTAACGTTTCTATGATGGTTTCGTGTGCATAATTCATCATCTCAGCACGCTTAGTCCAATGACCACGACCAGCAATTTGGTTCCATGATGGACATTTGTAATATTCAAGTATTATTTTCATTTCCTCTTAGTTTTTGAAATATTTCTTCTGTTAACTTTGCGTCCTTTTCTATTTCGCTGTGGCACTGGTTGCATGACATTATTGTTTGATTGTGTCTTGCCAATAGATGTTCCTGTCCGTAGTACCATCTTCTTTTGTGACGATGTGCGAAGCCTCGAAATATGTGCCAACAGTTTTTTCTTCTTATTTCGCAGTGAGGATGAAACATTAGATATACTGCCTTTAACTTTTTGTTTGCTTGTATGTTTATCTTTCCTCTCTTGCCTACTCTTCTGATGCCTTTTCTTACCCCTACGAGCCTTTTCTTGAGGTTTTTCCGTTCCAGTTGACGCTTGATAGCTCTTTGACGAGAATTGTGTACTTTTTCCTGTATGGTTAATTTCATTCCCATCTTTGTCATAGAATTTTATTGAATAAATAATAGGTTTAAAAGATTTAAGAAATGCACCTGTGAATATGGTTTTCATTTTAATAAGGTAACGAGTCCCCAAATTATAATACTCCATAAAAATAAAGAGAATACATACTTCATAAAGGTATGCCACAACCAAAAGTTGAAGTAGTGGAGGTAGAGATAGGTAAAGTCTAAAGGCGTATAGTTCATATTTTCTCCTCTCTCGTCTGTGTGGGTTTACAGTGTTCACAAGACCTAATCGTAAAAGCACTTGTATGTAAAAACCGCTTTCCACCTTCATGCAGTTTACAGTGACAATGACAATCACATTGTTCTTTAGTCTGTGGGGGTTTCTTTCCTTTAGATGTCATAGGGATTTGGATAATTTATAAGAAACTTTACTCTTTCTTCCACTTTTAATCTCAATCCAATCATCCATTGTTATTACTAAACTATCTGATAATAGTGGAGCATTATTATGTGCCTTAACAAAAATACTTTTGCTTTCTATTTCTGAAATTAGTTTACTTTTTTCTGTAGATGTCTTTTTGTTTTTCATCTCCGCATTTTAAGCAAACTTTTAACTCACAATACTCACAATCACAATGGTCTTCCCATTTATGTCTATGTTTTTTTTCCTCTCTTTCAGGTAATTTAGTCATAATTATTTATCAATGTTTATGTAACCGCCTCCATCTTTCCAGTCTGTTTCAGTTCCTGAAAAGTATATTTTCCCCATAGGTTTACTTTTAATATAGATATGTTTCGCTGATTTATCGTGCTTTTTGAGCCATAGATACGCTTTCTTCATTCCAACCGCCTCAATCAGTTTTACAATAAGGTCTATCTTTTCAGGTTTAACAGGGGGGGTCCCAAGACAAAATCGTACTGGTACTCCTTTTGGGCATCTACATCCTTTTAGGTTGTGTGTTGTTTTCATTTCATCTCCTTAATGGTTTCTAATTTATTTGTAATAATTAAATCCTTCTGCGCCTAAATAATCCATTAGTTTACCCATTTCAGCTTTATTTCTTGGCTTTACCTTTACCATTCCATATTTACCATTTATTTCTTTGAGAACTGATTTAAGGGTTTTCTTATTTTGTTTATTCATATAATCAATTTCCAATTCTGATAAAAGGTTTCCCAACTTGAATAAGGGCATTTTATTGGGCTTATTATTTGTACCGTTACTCCTGACAACCACCTCATAAACCAATCTATATGTTGGAGTTTTAGATTATATACTTTTCCCGTAACAAGGTCGGGGAAAATCCTATCTGGTTTACCTAAAAACTTGTATTTCATACCTCTACTTCTTTAACTTTTAACACTTCTGCAAGGCGGGAGCGTTGTTGTTTTACACACTCATTCCAACCATTTATTTTATCTATATTATTACTGTTGAAAGCGAAAATTACATAATCAAGCCCTCTATCTATCCCCTTTTTAGTAAATGAAATATATCTTTTAATTTCTTTTATTGCATTCTCTGGTAATCCAAAACTTCTTGCCTCTTTTACTTCAAGTTCTTCATTCAATCTTGAATATTTACCAAGTACCCATGCTGAATTAAAATAATAATTTTCTGCCATTTTAATTGCTTCACTATTTATTTCTGAATCTGTATAAACATCCTTACTTACATAAAAGATTTTGAAATCTGTATTTATCTTTTGTTCCTTTGGTATTATCTCCCCAAAACTCTCTACCAATTTAGTGGCGAGGGAACGAATGGCTTTATGAAGTTCTTTTCTTATTTCAGAACCTTCTTTTACCCACATATTCATATCTTCTATTACTGGGTCTTCTGCTGTAAAAATCCAATTATCAGGAAAAAGCTCTTTTGTGATTTTCTCCATCTCCCTCTGGAGGAGTGTGGTGGGGGGGTTGCTCATAGGGATTTTACATGTGGATTTTTAATTGTTTTATTAAAGCTATAAAAGTGCATAAATACTATCTCTAAACAATAAACACAATAAAAAGATTCATTTGTCCCAGTATCATTATTAGCTTTTACGAAAGCTCTATATTCATGCTTACACTTTTTCCCCTTGTTGGTTTTCATAGATTAGTTATCCTCAACTATTATCCCTAACGCTTTCAAGAAATCATTCAATTGGCTTTTCTTAATCTTTGTTGTCCCACCTTTACCATAAAACTTTGCACTGTCTAATTCTGCCCCACGAAGGTCTGCCTCATAAAGGTCTGCCCCACGAAGGTCTGCCCAATGAAGGTTTGCCCCACGAAGGTCTGCCTCATAAAGGTCTGCCCCACGAATGTCTGCCCAATGAAGGTTTGCCCCACGAAGGTCTGCCCCACGAAGGTCTGCCCAATGAAGGTTTGCCCCACGAAGGTCTGCCTCATAAAGGTCTGCCCCACGAAGGTCTGCCCCATAAAGGTTTGCCTCATAAAGGTCTGCCCCACTATTCACTCTTTCCACTACTGCTTCCTTAATTGTTTCCTTGTCGCTCTCAAATAAGACCGAACCATTTGTTTTGTAAATAGTCACTCCCTTTTTCTTCTCAACTACTGGTTCCGCTTTTGCAAGAACCTCTTGAACCTTTTTGTAATCCTCATCGGATAGGACGATTGTACGCATAGTTATATTTGTTTATAATTTATAATAGTTGTGTGTTTCTTTGAATTACAACTTCTACAAAGAGGTTGTATATTTTCTATATTATCTGAACCTCCTTTAATAATTGGAATTATATGGTCTTCTGTCAATATAATTATTGGTTCTTGTTTTCTACAAGAAAGACAAGTCCAATTGTATTGAGCTTTTAATCTTTCCCATTCTCCGAAAGTGTGAAATCCCCCATTTCCTACCATTTTAATTCTTCTTTCTCTTCTATAATGTTGTCTATCTTTACTAACTCCACCTTTCCAATTACCATTTTTTTTACCAAGTTGAGAAATCTTCATTTTAATTATTTCTTCTTTTGTGTGTTTTCTTCCTAAACTATATTTATTTCCTTTGTGTTTTTTACTCATCATATTTTTCCATTTATATGTATGCTTTTTTCCGCTCATTCCTATTGTATTTCTTGGTATTTCATTACATCTAAAACACTCACATCCTTTTTTATGAGGATATGGTTTTTCTCCTTTCTTAAATCTCATACTGAATTAAATAAATTGATAATGTTCACAAGTCTGCGGAAGCGAGATTGAGCAAGGAATATTGGGTATCTTGCGATACTGTCAATGCTCAATAATCCAACCTTTCGGTTGAACCCTCCCGCATACCTCTGAACAGAGAACTAATTGTGGGAAATAGAGATTTGACAAGTAGCTTCCGTCTTGCTATGACATTTTTGTGAGTGTCCTCTCATCGGTGTGTTTCGTCTTACTTGTATAGTCACTCTATATAGTAGTAATCGTTACTCTACTACCAAAGCAATCTTGTTAGCGTTTACCTATTCCGCCATTCCCACAATCAATTTTCAAAGAACTCAACAAATGGTTACTTAAAAATCTTTATCAACACAATTACTACAAGCCGAACAATTACAATTACATTCATCCACCTCTCTCATAACCTTCTCAAACTCGGAGGAGATGAAGGATTTGACTAAATCTTGTCTGAATGCCTTTATACCTCCATATTGGTCATGTCCGAATTGCTCATCAAACAACTCCATTGTTTTCTTCAATAGGGTGTTCATAGGTTATATTTTTCTTGTAATTTTTCTACAAACTCACAACCTTTATAATAGTTATATACGCCATAAAACATAGCTAATACACCAATTATTACTCCAAATAACAAACCAGCTTTATAAATTGCCAATAAATAAATAGTCCACCATAATATATGATTTAGTAAAAAATCAATTATCTTCTTCAATAGGGGTGAGTTATTCATGGAATTTAATAATTTTCTTTCTGAAACTCATAACGATTGTCCAACGCATCAACTATGGCACGACCAATTTTAAGGGCTATTTCATTATCCCGTAAGGTTTTCTGTACTCCAAGGTCATATCCTTTTCGCCAAGCTATGTCATATTTTGTTGGTTTGTATTCTTTCTTTTTCATATCTTATGTTTTGAAATGGTAAATAAAATCTTATAATGATTGGCTAAGATATTACGTATAAGTTTTATGCGGGTAATCTTTGCAATATGGGGCAGGGCGTTTATTTGGTCACGTTCCCTGTTAAGGGCCTCTATTATTACTTTTGGTAGGAGAACAGTTATTGTTTCATGGTCTTTAAGTTGTTGCATATATTCTATTATACAGTATTCGATATATAATGTCAATACTAAATCTTTAACTTACCTTTTAACTTTTTTCTCATAACGTCTATTTGTGATTTATGATTTATTGTTTCCGATTTATCATTTATGATTTCTGGTTTATGATTTATAGGGGTATTATTTTCTTCAGATACCCTATGTATACCGTATAGATAGGGTATAGGTACTATACCATTAAAGTATTCTTTAACTTCTAATGGAATAGAAGCTAATTCTCTCGTATAGGCTAACTCATTCTTTTCTCCTGTATAGCCTCCATATAAGGAAGACTTTACTACATAAACCCAACCATTATGGCTTAATACCTTATTGGTCTCTGAAAAGGTTTTAATGGCAGAGATTACCTCCACTTGGTCAATTCCAGCCTCAAAGGTTATAGTGTCCGTGCCAATCTCATAAATACCCGTATGACCTATTCTATGATTGGTAAATAAGTAGACAAACAGAAACTTTTTAGGGAGGTCAAGTGAGCGAAACCAAGAGTCATCGTAAATTTTCGTGTGTAGTATTCGTGTTTTCATTTTTCATTATTAAATTTTTAACATCTGAAATTATACTCTCATATGCCGTTATTATCTGCTTTGCTTTCTCATCATCAAGATTGTGCATAGGATATTGTCTTGTTAACTGAGAGTAAGAGAAAGAAGCGTGGCTTATATCATTTAGTATTCCTTTTAGTTTAAGGACTTTTGTTTGAAGTTCAATATTCATAATTTGTAATTCTAATCCGCCGTCCCCTTAAACGAGCGGTATTTATAACTCTAACATAGTGGGGAAATCTTGTCAAGTCCTAAATAATTTATATAGTCCATAGAACGGTAAACCTCCTAAGAATAAGAGAACAAACCATATAAGAAAAGGAATAATAGAATAGAAAGGAATTAAAATCTCACCAAATATAAAGAGAAGCACAAAGCCCAATATATTTCCATAGTTTAGAGCTTGTACTAAATAGGTTATCCAGTTTATAAATCCTACCAATCCTCCAATAACCATAGCGATAGTTGCAATCACACCTGAATATTCTTTCATATAGATTTTGGAATTGATAATTGATTACCTAACTTTCTATTCTTCCATGCTTTTAACATAACTTGAAGTCCGCTCTCTGTTTGTTCTTCTTTATGTTCCTCAATCGGAAGCCACTCATAGTCAAAAAGCTGATACTTTTTATCTTTCTTAATAAACTTATCATCATACTGGGCTATATGTTCTATGCCATCAGTTGTATAGGGAGTCTTAGCGTTAATTCTCATTCGCCCCTCAAGACCTATCACGGTAACCTCAATGGCTTCTTTTTTCTTATCAGCTTTAAGTACAATACAGCTTCTTACGCTTACTTTATTGTTATAGAGCTTTTTAGCCTGAAAGTGTATCAAGGTTATTTTCACTTATAATCTTTTCCATATGTTTAGCTTCTGAAAAACTGCCCTTTACTTTGCATACAACATTGTATGTACCGTCCTGATTATCTGATTGCTTCTTTTCTATAACCGAGCCTTCAACCGTGAGTGTTACATCATCGCCCAAATTCAATTCCCTGTCTACTGTAATATATCCTGCACTTATTGTTACAAGATTTTCGCTTAGTTTCATAACCACTTAATAAAATTACAGCCAGTTGCTTTCATATTCATACGATCCCACCCAGCAGTTGAACACTTCATAAAATGCTTAGTCTTATCTTTGCTCCATGACTCCTTAAGAGGATTGCCACATTTAGGGCAAGCACTTTCACTTGCTTCCACTTCTTTAGTGAAGTTTCGTAACTTTTCTTCATCTGTGTTCATAGGAGGCATCATTTTAACCCCGCTAACCATGTCTTTAAACTCAAGCTGTGTATCTGCCCATTTCTTTGCCAGGATCGCAGGGGAGACACCTCTAAGCGTAAATTTCAATACATATCCGTTCTTATCTCTACCCTCAACAAGTAAACAATCCAGTTTATCGTCCATAGTTATTTATTAGCGAGCTTTTGCTCTAATTTATAAAGCTTTATAATACCGTGTACATAGCTGTAATAGGTATCCAGTTCTTTAGTTATATCCTTAGTATTTTTACCCTCTAAGTAGAGTTTTATTATCTTTTCTTTCTTTGTATTCATATATACATTATACAATATTTATAAGGTTTTTACAACTCGTTATACAGTTCTGCTAAAGCTGTTAATGTGTTCAATATTAATCCCCGCATATTAACCGCAAGGGGGCTTGACATCTTGACAACTCTAAGGTCATGTGTTAGCCTTAAATCATTCTTTCCTTCTTTTCTTTTACCCTTTTCTTTTCTTGCTTTCTTCTTGAAATCTCTCTTTACTAATAGATATAGGTTATTATCTAACAGCATATATATAGGGTTCATAGACTCATATAAGTTTGATAATAATTACAGTTAATCTCAGGAACGCCCAAATTCCACATACATAAAGCCTTAGCTAAATCCTTATCAGGATTAAGTTTAGCAAACCAATATTCGGCACGTTCAGCAGCCTTTTGAAATGTATCATAGCAAACTACCTTTTTACCGTCTTTTACCCCAAAGCCTCCATAACCCTCTTTATTTATACGACAGCCATCCTTTTCACCTAATCCAGATTCAAGGAAGTATATTTTCCAGAGTATAGCTCCATGAGGTAAATTCATTACTATTTCTTTTTCTGTCAGAACAGGCTTTAATGCTATTATTGTTGGTAAAGGTTGTACAATCTGTGCGCTAACTGTGGCTACAATAGGCTTATTATTGGCTTTACATATAAAACACTGATATTTAATCTCTTTTATGGGTGATTGTATGTAATAATTGCGCCAAAACCAAGCATAAACGTATAAGAATGTGATAATACCAACAGCTATCCAAGTACGCTTATTACGGATAGCGTGTACAATCTCCCAGAATATAACCCTCATAAGTGATCCGAAGTGCTTTAAGTTTTTCATATTTCAATAAGTAAAATTAGTAATATCAATCCCAACAGTATCATTCGTTAGCTCCTATAATGTTATCTAACTCCCTAGCCTCTTGACCTATTGCTGTGCGTTCCTCGTCTGCCTCTTGTTGTTCGTTATACTCTTCGTGTCTGTCATCCTCTTGATCTGCTAGAGCCTCATAACAACTCTTGCAACATGGCTCCCCATTACTTAGCTCGTATATATCTGTATCATTGTCTTTTAGTTCTTTGTTACATTTAAAGCAATTCATAGGATAATCCCTCCTCTTTTACCGTTCTTTTCAATGTTTATATAACCATAATTCGTTTGGGTATCAAACATAGCTTCTTCTTTACCTGTAACCAAGACGATGATAGATTGAGCGTGTTTAAGCCCTGTAATATAGCCCTCATTCCATTCACTTATCAGAACATTACTATCATTTTCCGCTAAGTCTAATGACTTTCTTAAAAGCTCTATTATTCTATTTAAGTTTTTCATATTAGTTGCAAAATGTTTTTATAACTGTGTCTAAATCTCCATAATCATGTAATCTCTCGTTCCAAACAGGATCAATAAGGGTTAGTATATAGACTATAAAGTATTTCATACTTTTATAGAGTGGCAAAATTCTAAGTGCGTATTTTTATAGATTAGACCATAACTTGCATGGTTTTTTTTTGCTACCCATACCTCAAATTGATACGGGGCTTCTCCCATTGTGTACTCAAGTAAATGTTGACCATTCCCCATATATCTTATATAGTTGTATCCTTCATCCTTCATACTGTGTTTATTGCTCATGTTTTATTGTTTAATTTATAATTCAACCTATCAACTCTGCGCCCTTCTTTGCAATCCTTCTCATACTCTTTTATATCCTCCAAAGCGATTTTGTCCTCTTCTGATAGTTCGTATGGAGCAATCAGGTCTAGGGTATGTTTATCCATAGATTAAAATTAAAATGATAACTAGCAGGAGGGTAGCAGGTTCCCCCCTATTAGCTATCAAGAAGCCACAACACAAAGACAAGGCAAGAGAAAATTAATAGATCAAAGAAGCGATTGTATAGTTATTAGCGGGGATTTTTTCCCTACTCACGTATATAGTTCCTCCTCTTGGATCTGTTTGATAATGAATATTCAATCCGTATCCAGAACAATATCCATCACCCTTGGCATAAAGCATTGATGTTTTTTGTTCATATTCCAATTCTTCAATAGTTCCGTTGCATGAGTCTTCATATATTTTATGAAGTGCGTTCCCAATTCTTCTAAGATAATTGTATGCAAGTTCACTTATACCGAGTTTTAAGCATATCGATGTACGATAATGATTGTATGTATCCCTTTCTTTTTTAGAATAGGTCATATAATTATTGTTCAAGGATAATTTATACTCTTGTCTTTGTGTCCTTGTGTTATGGCTTCTTTTGTTACAGATAGCAACAAACCGAGAGCCTAAGCTCTCAGGCTTGTATTACTCCAATATTTACGAATTTGAATATTACTTTTTTATTCTGAAAGTTTATAAACGGCTTATACATTGATTTTACAAAGCTCTCGGCTTTTTTCATGGTAAAATCTGCGTTTTTATATACTCCTGATAATGTTGAGTAAAAATAACCGCTTTTTGTTATTGTTGTTGGATTTGCACCGCTTATAATTTGGTATCTATTCTCGCCTAGTTTATAAACTCCGTAATATTGTACTGATGTAATTGTTTCCATTCTTCTCAAGCTCTCAATGTAATGTAATTATTGAGGCTTGTTGCTACCTGTAACCGCTAATTGTCAAAGAGCTTTATTAACTATCTATATACAGAATACAGTATATATATAGATATGTCAATAGGTATTTAACTAAAAACAATACAATATACAGTATACACAAGGATGGAACATAGCCTGATTAAATAAAAACGCAACGTAGGGCAATCTATGAAGATATGCGGTAAATATGAAGCTAATCTCAAATCAAATTCGGTAATTAAGCAGCCCAAACTATAGTTATAGTTGAAAACTCTTATACAAAGGTGTACTATAAAGTATGCTCATAAAACCTCCAACAATACCAGGCATAGAGAATGTAGAAAAACCCCAAGGTTTAATCAATAAACCTCTTATAAGGAATGATATTATTGAAAATAACGATCACAAAGTGATAAAACAAAACGCTTCAATATTAAGCAATAATGAAAATCCCAAAGATTTAATTATAAGGAATAAGAAAGCATATAAAAGGTTTATTAAGCTTGTAAAGACAGGTAAATTCACCACTGCAATGTTATCCGCAAAGTTAATAGGAGTACAAAGGAATACTATTATGGAATGGTTGAAGACTAAGGCAGTTATGGCTGTAATGAATGAAGAGATAAATACCTATATAAGCAAGATATCAGGAAGTAAAGACTGGAAAGCACAAGCCTACCTTCTAGATAAGACTTTAGGTGATGATGACAAGGAAAAGGATACAACAGTACAACTAACTAATCTAATACAGATCAATACTACTACTTAATAATAGATTAAAGCAATACAACAATATAATGGTGCTTTAAATAATAATGGGGGGGTTTAGTGGTAGGATATACTACGGTACCCTATCCAACTAGAATGATATATATCCAACGTATATACTACTTGTATATCCAAGAGATATATGATATCCTTTAGATATATGGATATCATTAAAAGTATCTGGAGTATTGTTAGAGTAACGTGGATTATTACGTTTGTTATGTTCTTGTGTGTCCTGCCTATTATTGTAGTTCTTTATTTATTAGTACGTTCACTATGAAGATATTACTTTCCATACCAGATACACTTAATGAGAAGCTGGTTAGATATTGCGAAGAACATGACTACGAGAAGAGTGAGTTCGTACGTAAGCTTATAAGGGAAGTCTTAGAGGAGAAGTATTTAATTACGGGCCTTCATCCTACGGGAGAGACAGTCTCGATGGACATACCCCCTGTTACTGGTACTATGCCCGTAGAAAATATACCTGAGACATTAGAAGATAAATATAAGCGGGGAGAGACCATAACTCCTTCCACTCAACCAACAACCACTCCTCCCATACTCGCTTGGTGCCAACTGCACTTTGAGAAAGGAATGAGTTTTACCTGCAACCTTATTACCTATGAGGACGAGAATGGTACTGCCACGATTGAGAAGAAATGGGCCTGTCCAAAATGTATCGAGCACTATCAGAACATGGGGAGAGGGAGGGTTTACTTCCTATGATTTACCTATTCGTCCTACTTCGCCTCCTTGACCTTCTAACCACCTACATCGGTATCCAACTAGGAGTAAGTGAAGGTAATACCTTACAAGCCCTTCTGATGACACTAGGACCGCTCTACTATGTATTAAATCTATTTATGTCACTTTTATTTTATTGGGTGTTTTGGATATTGTCTGGGGTAAGAATAACGAGATATGTACTTAAAGGATTCATAGTCTTAAATATTATAGTAGTTTTAGTAAATCTGTTTTGTATCCTACTTGCACTTCGTTACAAATTATGGTAGTCTGAAATTATATGGCGGTTATTTGCAGTCTGACCAAGAAAGGAATTCTTCTTAAGAGGGAGGTTGATGAAACAGTTGACCAGATATGGGACCAGATGAACTTTCAATGTGGAGATAATTCTACAGAGCGACCCTTATTTAATCGGGACTTTCTTTTACTTACCCAAGGAGACAAACACGTTATTATTCATAAGAGGTTCATTAATTTTATAGATGATACAACCACGTAAAGTAAATTTAACCAGATGGCAATCTGAGGTCTGGCACGATGACCACCGCTTCGTTGTTGTCAACTGTGGACGGAGGGCAGGTAAATCGACAGTGATGGCGTATAAGATGGTGGATTTTGCAGCTAAGGCTCGGATGGTTGGAAAGACACAAGTTCCCGTAAAGGTATGGTATGTAGCTCCTACGTATCGTCAGGCAAAGAACATCTTATGGGAAATGCTTACCACCATTATTCCTAAGGAAGCAATAAGGCGTAAGAATGAAACCGAACTGAAGATCACCCTTATTAATGATTCAACGATAGAATGTAAGGGAGCTGAGGAACCAGATAATCTTCGGGGAGTCGGCATAGACCTAATCGTGTTTGATGAGTGTGCCTTTATTAAGGGTTGGGACCAAGTCTGGACTATTCTTCGCCCTGTACTTATTGAGAGTAAAGCCAAGTGTTACTTCATCTCCACTCCTAACGGGTTACAGAACCACTTCAAACATCTGGCGTACAATGAAATAGTAGAAGGAAAACAAACTCGCCCCATGTTTTCTCCATCTGACCATTCCTATCATCACTATACTTCCTATGAGAACTCCTATCTTGACCCTAAAGAATTAGACTCACTAAAGTTTGAAATGACAGAGGATGCGTTTGCCCAGGAAATAATGGGAGAGTTCCGTAAACTAAGTGGACTTATATATAAAGAGTTCTCTCGTACACTACATATGGTGGATGTTCCCTACATGGACACTAACTGGACATACACAAGAACAATAGACTTTGGATTTGCCCATAAGACCGCACTCATCTACTTTGCTATATCGCCAGACTTTACAGAAATCTATGCTTATGATGGGCTCTATGTGTCAGGTTTTACCGAGAGTCAAATAGCAGATGTAGTTAAGGTTAAAGATAGTGGTAAACATATAACAAATCCAGTAGCAGATAGCGCAGCTCCCATGACGATTGAGGGACTACTTCAACAGAACGTCTACTTTATTCCTGTTGAAAAAGGTAAGGACTCAGTAAAGAATGGAATAATGAAAGTTGCAGAACTTCTTAAAGTAAGGCGGGATACGGGTAGGCCAACCCTTATGTTCTCCAAACACTTAACATGGATAGCTGATGAGTTTGAGAAGTACCGATGGATTGAAAACAAGAATGACAGGTCCCTAGTCAAAGAGATTCCTTATAAGGTAAGTGATGACGCAATGGATGCAATACGTTATATGGCAATGAGTCTTCAGAGTCCCGATGATGATGATGAAGTCCCACAGGAAAAAGCAATTAATACCCAGTGGTACTAATATGCAGTATATTATAGAGATTAATAACCATAACAAAAAACCTCATCTGGATATAGAGGCAGAAGCACAAAAAATTAAGAACGGGTTATTTACATTTATCGTACGTGTTGCTGATGGCAACATTGTCGATGTAGTATTTTTATCTTATGAATCCTACGAATCCTTCAAAGGTTTTGAAGAACTTAGCATTTTAGCCTAATATGAGTGAAGTAAATAAAGTATTAAAAAATCTGGCTTTTCATACGTTGGTTGAAAAAGAAGTTAAGGAAATGGGATATGGACAGTTGACTTTTAATGTTGTTTTAAAAGATGCAGTGGCAATTTTGCGTACAATGAAAGTAACCCGTAGCCGTAGATTGAAGTATACCATTGACAACAAGAGAATATTATAATATAATGTTCTCATGGTAAAACCAAATACTAAAAAATGTATTCAATGCTTAATTGAATTTCCTTTAGATTTTTTTTATAAAGGAAGTAATGGATATTACATATCCTATTGTAAAAAATGTTCTGCTATAAGAAGTAAAAGATGGATTATCTTAAATAAAGATAGTTGGAAAAAAATAGCTCAAAGAAGTAGTAAAAAATATCGTGAAAATCCAATAGTTAAGAAACAAATAAGTAAATATTATAAGAATTGGTATAAATTAAATGGAAGAAATAGAGTAATTGATTATCAGGGAGCAATTGTTGAGTGGATGAAAAATCATCCAAAAGAAGTTAAGGCAAGGAGACTAATAGGTCATTATATTAAAATAGGTAAAATAATAAAACCTAAAAATTGCTCCTTATGTAGTAGAGAGACAAGATTATCTGGTCACCATTTAGATTATGATAAACCCCTAGATGCAATATGGTTGTGTAGTTCATGTCATAAAAATATTCATTCAAAAATAAAATCTATTTGACAAAACCAATAAAATAGTATAACTTAATATAACAACTAAAGGTTTGCGATTATAATATCGTTTGCCTGTCCAAAAAGGACAGGTTTTTTTTATGGGTAAACTAGAAGACCAGATACAAACACATTACCAAACTTCACTTGATTCACTTGCAACCAAAAGAGTAATGTGGGATGAGGCCGAATCAATCTTCTCCAACAAACTTAATGATGCAATCTCCAGTAAAACTAAAAGTCAGGTTATGGACCAGAAACTATCAACAATGATTCTTGAACGAGAAGCCCGTGTTATGAGTAAACTTCCCATCGGCAAGTTCCGCCCCATTTCAGGGGATGATATTGCAAGTACACAGATAATAAATCTTATTATGGAGAAGTATATTATCCCAAATGCTAAGGCGCAATTCCCATTTCTCACTAAATTGAGGATGATGGACCGATATAGCAACATCTACGGAAATATGTTTGCCATGGTTGACTGGGACATAAAGAAAAATGGATATGTAGGACCAGACTTATGGCTTCTTGCCATTCGTGATGTATTTCCTCAGGTCGGAGCAGTATCACTTGATGATTCCGACAGAATAGTTATACGTACATGGAAACCAATTTCATACTTTGAAGGGTTGGGTAAGGGTAAGAATTTAAAGAATGTAGGAAATATAGTTGAAAAACTAAAGAAACTTAATGGAGACAAATCAAGTAAGAGCTCAAGTGAACAGAGTGTGCGTGAGACCCAACAGCAAAATGACACTCAGGAAGGCAAAGGTTCAGGTTACTTCCAAGTATTGACCATGTTTGAACGTGATAGATGGGTAGATTATGTACCTGCAGCTCATTTAGTGTTGAGGGATATCGAGAATCCCAACAAAGATGGAGAATTACCGATTGTTTGTAAGTATTCAATCCCTTTAATTGATGATTTTATGGGTATGGGAGACATGGAACGGGGTAAAACCATGCAGTATACCCTTAATTCACTCTGGAATCTCTATTTAGATGCTATAAAGATATCAATATTTCCTCCAACTATACTTAATAAGGATAATATAATCGCCTCAACAATCAAATGGGGAGCTGGAGCAAAGTGGTTGGTACGAAACAGTGTTGGAAACTCAGTACAACAGCTTGCAATCAACCCTAGAGGTATTGATTCGTTTCAATCAACCTATCAAACCCTTAATGCATCCCTTCTTAATATGTTTGGAACGACAGATACTTCAACAACTGCTGCAACAGACCCAGGATTTGGCAAGACTCCTCAAGCCCTCCAGATGCAACAATCAAGAGAGAGTGCAAAGGACAATGTCGACCGATTTTACATGGAACAGACATTATCTGACATTATGCGTAAGTTTGCCAATCTATGGAGTAAAAAACAACCTTCTTCAACCGTTGTAAGGATGTTTAGTCGTGAACTTGAAGATCTGATCAGAGTTTATCCAGAGGCAAAGGATATGTATAACGTAGATACAGGTAAACTTACTCTAAATAAGAAGATAACAGGATCAACTCTCTATGATTATGAAATCGTACCAGGTTCAACCTATGCAATTAACGAGGAAAAACAACAAGGAGCTTTACGTGAAATGTTTGCCATGCTTTCACAAGGACTTACACTTGACCAACAAGGTAAAGTAACTTCACCTCTCATGAAGAAGATGGAAGAGGAAGGTAAAAAAGTACAGTTAGGAGAACTGTTCACAAGAATAATATCAGGTAGTGGGATAATGGACTGGAGTAAGATAGTAGTTGATTCACAGGATGCACAACAGAGTCGTGAGGTAACTCCTCAAGAACAACAAAGTATGCAAGCCGATCAAGAACAATTCTTGCAGATGTTACAAGGAATTCAAGGAGGTCAAGGTGGACAAATAAACCAGATACCACCTCAGGACCCTCTTTCTCCCCAAATGCAGATGGGACAACAGATGCCAGGACAGGGAGGACCCATGCAACAGGCAGCAGCCCCACCACAAGTTCCGCAAATGGGCGGTCAACAACTAAATGGACAAGGATGAAGCAATCAAGCCAGATGTATTTCGAGACTTCAGAGCGATTGAAGTCCCAACGGTCAAGAAGGAAGACAAAGACCCAGAGGACGAAGCTCTTAAATCACTATCTCAACATAGTGGTTGGAAGTATCTTGAGGAATACATTGACAGATTGCAGAAAGAGATGAAGGATTTAGTATCAGCATCGGTTGCAGGTGGTAGTAGTTTTGAGGATATTGGACGACTAACTGTCGTTACAAATTTGGCCTCAGAAAAACTAGACCAGATAAAGCAAAAAGTAAATGACTCAAGATGAGGAGAACCTTGAAAATATAGAGGAAAAGATAGAACCCGAAACTGAAAAGATGGATTTTACCAAACCAGACTATCAGTTTATTCCCAAGGGTTGTCAATATAGGCAGAATGGAATATATCTTGTCTGTTACTCATGCGACCTGAAGCATGCGGTATATATAGGTCCCAATAAGATGATGGTTGGTGAAACGGAGAATGGACCAATACTGGTAGATAGAGTAGAATATTTAAAGAATGGATATAAAAAAAGCGTGGGGATATCAAGCAAGCATGAGCCATAGACTCATTATTCATCATTCCAATGCACTTTAGTATTCGGGAATGATTGCTTGCTTGATGTCTCTACTGACGGGTAGAGAAATCAAAGGTTCTGCGAACCTTTCAAAAACGCTGTTACAAGTTCAACCTTAATATGGAAGAACAAAAAAAGGCGGAAAATCTAAACGATGGGAAAGAAACCATTGTTACTGAATCGCCAACAGTAGAAGGAAAAGTGACACCAGAAGTTGAGACTCCAAAATCTGAGACTCCTAACGTGGAAGTCCCAGTTGAGGAGGCCCAACCTACAGTGTCGGAAGAACCCAAGTTGAAACCCGTTGAAAAACGGATTCACAAGCTCGTTGATAAAGTGAAGGAGGCCGAACAGGCGAGAGACTCGCTGGCGAAGCAGGTGGAGGATTTGACTTTCCAGTTATCTGGGGGTCAGGCGAATACGCCACAATACCAACCAACCATTGAACCAGGTGCCGAAGTAACTCAAGAACAATATAAAGCTGACGTAGTACGGACTGCGCAGAGTATTGCACAGCTTGAAGTTCAAAAGCAAAGACTTGTTGACACCATCAACAGGGAGGCAGCAGAGTCCATGTCCGATCATCCTGAACTTAACCCAAAGAGTGAAAGTTTTGACAGGGAACTTTCTGAAATGATTGTCGAATCGGTTAAGGCACAGATTCAAAGTAATCCATCAGCTTCTGTAAAGAAACTGGTAAACCAAATGATGAAGCCTTACAGAAAGGCAATCGACAAACAAGTAGCGGAGAATCAAGCGACTGTTACACAACAGGTAGCTGAAACTGCCCTACGACCAAGTCAAGTCAAGGTGGTTGAAAAACCCTTTGGCGAATTATCCATCGAAGAGATGGAAAAAAGGCTTCCAGTTACTTATTAATTTTTTCTTAACATGGCAGATTTAAACGTTACGGGTACACTCGCACCTGAGGTATCTACCTACTACGAAAAGGTTTTCTTAAAGAGAGCCGAGTACGAGTTTGTAGCTAAAGAAGGTGGTCAGTCAAGAACCCATGCCTCCAATGAGGGACGCACTGTTAATTTCACCAGATACACACCTCTGACGATTAACACGACTCCTTTAGGAGAAGGTTCAAACCCATCACTTAGCAATATAACTGCTTCAACAATCGCAGTTACGTTGTCTGAGTATGGACAATCAATTCAAGTCTCAAAATTCCTTACCTTAGTGGGTATTGACAAGAATATGTCTGAAAAGATTGCTCTTGTTGGACAGAATATGGGACAATCAATCAATAGATTGGTTATCAATGAATTGAACAATGGTACAGCATATTTTGCTAATGGTAAAAATACCAGCACTTATGCAGCATCAGATACGTTCTCAGCATCCATGGTCCGAGGAATCACACGACAACTCGAACTTGGATATGCTCCGACATATGAAGATGGGTACTATATCGGAAAAGCGTCTCCCCAAACAAAATATCAGTTGTTAGGAGACTCGACTTGGCTCAATGCTAAGACCTATTCAGATGTTAAAGGACTTTATAAAGGAGAAATGGGTGAACTATATCAGGTTCGCTGGCTCTTAAATAAAGACTATGCATCTGCCGTAGGTGCCGCATCAGAAGCATCAGTCATTGCCACTTTCAATACATACGTTCATGGCTCAGATGCCTTTGGATGTTATGATCTTGAAGGAGACAAGCCGAGACTTTACATTCTTCCAAACATAGTGGACGGAAGTTCGCCTGCTGGACGAATCAGTAAAGTATCATGGGCTGGTAGTTATGCTGCAAAAATCCTTAATAGTTCTTGGATTGTAGTGGCTAAAACTCCTACGAGTTGACAACAATGATGTTGACTTGTTTGTAACTTTGTGTTACACTGGGGGTATGCAAAACATACCCTCAGAAAATACAAAATTATGCCAACACTGTGGCAAGCTCATTTACAACACGTTCAGAAAACTAGAATGGAGTAGGAAGAAGTTTTGTAGCAGAGAATGTAGACATCTGGCAGATAGAGGGAGAAAACCATGGAATAAAGGAAAGACTGGATGGATGTCAGAAGAAGGCCGTAGGAAGGTTGGAGAGTCGACAAGACGTACATTGAAAAATCAAACTAGAGAACAAGTAATGGACAGGATTAATAAGATGGTAAAACATAGAAAAGAACACGACAACTTTAAAGGTACTTTAGGAAGAGTTGGAGAATTGAGTGCACCATGGTTAGGAGAAAAGGCTAATTATAACTCTAAACATAAGTGGATACAAAAGCATTGGACTAAGACAGGAATTTGCGAGAATTGCGGTTTAAGTCCAAAGTTATTCGGAAATAGAAAATATGGAACGGAATGGCATAATAAGGATAGAAAATATAGTAGAGTAGACAGAGGAACGTGGTTAGAACTTTGCAGTAAGTGTCACAAAAAAGAAGACAAATTATGGCAACAGGAAGAGAACAAGATATAACTGAACTATACCGAGAGATGAGTAGAACATCTGACCCAGGAGTGAGAGAGTCCCTCAGACGGACAATCTCTCTTATTAAGAATGAGTCAGGTAGTGTGAGGAGTATGAGAGAGGCACTACTGAAAGCCCATCGCAGTGGAGATATAGATGAGATAAAAGACATACATGAATTTATAAAAGCTAAATCCCAATATAAAAATGGATAGTACCTTTAGAAGTAAACAAGTAGAGGAAGTACAAACTCCCTTAAAGGAAGTAAAGATAGATACTTCTACTGCTCCTAAATCAGATATTGAACCTCCATACACCGATTACCAGAAGATGAAACATCATCCCTATATAGTAGATCATTTTAAACTAGGAGATTCATGGCAAAATGAATTAGGAGGATTTGAAGATGAAGTCTCTCTAATTGATGGTTACTTTAAGGGAAAAATAGAACAGGGTGAGATGAAGAATGATACTGAGGCAGTTAGAGAGAAGATGAACTCTATTTATAAACTTTGTCACATTGACAAGACCGAAAGAACTACAATGCAGATTGAGAAGTTGGCAGCATATATCAAGTTCTTAAAAGAGACTGATGATATTAAATTGAGGAATTTTAAATATGGCAGTAAGTAAACATACAGTACCAGGTAATAAACATTCAGTCCAGAACATTCTTAACTGGGCATTTGATCCTGACTTTAATGTTATTGGAGTTGAACTTCTAGCATATGACTCAGTAAATGACACTATGCGTAGGGTAACAACTGATGCAATGAGTCATTTTGGAACCAATGATATAGACAAGGTTTCCTCAAATACATTTTATGAAGGACTTGAAGACTTAGATGGTAACTGGCAGTTGGTTCAGAATATAACAACGGGAACAGTTACTTCAATGCGTTATGCAACTCTAAAAAACAATGGAGCGGTTACTAGTTATAGTGATGCGTGGACAAATAGAGCAACCCTTCAATATGATGTATATTCGATTGCATTTTGATTATGAAAAATAAAGAAAAGATAATACAACAATATGAAGATGGATTAAGCACTATTGATTTAGGAAAAATCTACAATGTTAACTGTGTAACTATTTGGCATTGGTTAAAAAAATGGGGTATTAAAATAAGAAGTCGTGGAGAAATATTAAAATCATATAGGTTCAAAAAAGGGTGTGTTCCATTAATTCCTTTTGAAAAAAATCATGTTCCTTGGAATAAAGGAATACACACAGGAATTAAACCGTGGTTAGGGAAGAAAAGACCTGATATGTCAATAAAAATGAAAGGAAGGATATTTAGTCAAGAAACATTAAATAAATTAAGTATATCTCATACTGGTAAAACTGGTTCTTTATGTTCAAATTGGAAGGGTGGTGTAACACCTATTAATCATATTGAAAGAAATAAATTTAAGTTTTATATTCAAAAACAAGTATTAAAAAGAGATAATTATACTTGTCAGATATGTGGAGTAAGGGGTGTGAGATTACATGTTGACCATATTCAGAAATGGTCAGAATATGTTGAGGGAAGATTTTGTATTGATAATTGCAGGACGCTCTGTGTGAAGTGTCATTATAAAATAACATTTGGTAAACCCATGCCAAAAGATAGTACATGGGGATTAAAAATTTATGACACATATAGTGTCGCATTTTAACTATAGGATCATTTCGTAGTGTAAAATTATTGGACAATCTCGCAACAGTAGTTGTTACTGGGGGATTAGTGAATAAAGGAGCCTATGACAACGTTGTTGACTATGCAGTAGGTGATGTAGTCTCCTATAACGGTTCCTCCTATGTAATGTATGTTGATGCTGTGGCAGGAACTCTCCCGACCGATACAACTAAATGGCAAGTTCTTGCAAATATTGGAGTTTGCGGTGTATCAGGCGTTTCTGGAGTTAGCGGAGTTAGTGGCGTGAGTGGCGTTTCAGGAGTTGTTGGAGCCTGTGGAGTCTCTGGCGTCAGTGGTGTTTCAGGATTTATTGGTTCCAACGGAGCCTGTGGTGTCTCTGGCGTGTCAGGTGTTTCTGGAGTTAAAGGCGATACTGGAGCTTGCGGAGTTAGTGGATTAGAATCTACGGTTGCAGGTCCAGCAGGAGCGTGTGGTGTAAGCGGGGTTAGTGGCATCGCTGGTACAAATGGAACTAATGGGGCTTGTGGTGTAAGTGGCGTGTCTGGAGTCTCGGGTGTTTCGGGTGCAGACTCAACTGTGGCGGGTCCTGCGGGGGCTTGTGGAGTTTCAGGGGTTAGTGGAGTTAGTGGCGTAAAAGGTGATACAGGAGCCTGTGGCGTTAGTGGAGTATCTGGAACTGCATCTTCAGTAGCTGGTCCAGCAGGAGCATGTGGCGTGTCAGGCGTATCAGGAGTAAGTGGAGCTGATGGATTTGTTGGTTCAGATGGAGCCTGTGGTGTTTCGGGTGTTTCTGGGGTAGCAGGAAGTAATGGTTCTAATGGTGCTTGTGGAGTCAGTGGAGTATCTGGTGTCGCAGGAACCAATGGAACTAATGGAGCGTGTGGTGTAAGTGGGGTATCAGGCGTTGCTGGTAGTAACGGGGCATGCGGAGTTAGTGGAACTGCTGGCGCTGGAGGAGCATGTGGTGTTTCTGGAGTTTCAGGAGTAAGCGGGGTTAGTGGCACAGCTGGGACTAATGGGGCTTGTGGTGTTTCTGGGGTATCAGGAGTTAGTGGAGTTTCTGGCGTGTCTGGTATAAGTGGAGTACAGGGATATGTAGCTGGTGGAAGATTTACATTCTCAACTACTACCACAGATTCTGACCCTGGGACTGGCACTTTAAGATTTAATAGTGCGACAATTGCATCAGTTACATTCTTTTACATTGACAACGTTGACATAGGTTCAACCGACCTAACTGCGTGGTATGACACTTGGGATGATTCAACTTCAACAGTCAAGGGTCAATTATTAGTAAAAGCTGAACTGGAGACTGGAGACGCATTATTCACTATAACGACAGTTACAGCTGCGGCTGGATATTATAAGATTGGTGTTACCTACCTATCAGGTGTGTTGCCGACCAACGCAACTGTGCAGGGAATAGTATTTTCAAGAACTGGAAATTTGGGTGCTTGTGGTGTTTCTGGGGTATCTGGAGTATCAGGTACTGCAGGAACGGCAGGGGCATGTGGTGTTTCTGGAGTTTCAGGTGTGTCGGGAGTTTCAGGAGTAAGTGGGGTATCAGGTACAGCTGGCACTAATGGAACCAATGGTGCGTGTGGGGTGAGTGGTGTTAGCGGTGTTTCTGGAGTAGCAGGTGCAGGTGGAGCATGCGGAGTTAGCGGAGTTTCAGGAGTTTCTGGTACAACAGGCGCAACAGGACCAGCAACAGTAGCGACAGCTTTAGAAAATGTAACAGGAACAGATAATAGCAAATATTTAACTCCTTTATCCAATGTCCCAGCATTTAATTCATCACTCTCAAGACAAGCCATCATAAACGGTAACTTTGATGTATGGCAGAGAGGAACAAGTATTGCGATGACTACTGCTGATGCTTATACTGCTGATAGATGGTACTGTGAGACTACAACGGCTGGAACTGACAAGACAGTTTCTCAACAAACGGCTGGACTAAATGGTTCTTATTATTCTGCGAGAGTAGCAGCAGTTCAAGATGTAGATGCTTTAGTTATTTTCAGTCAGGCACTTGAAAGCAAAGACAGTCTAAAGTTCATAGGTCAGAAACTTACTCTTTCATTTTGGGCAAAAGGTGGAGCAGAGTTTGTAGCAGATAATGCGACTTTAGTTTCCAAAATCGTAACTGGAAAAGGAACAGACCAAAAGGTATTAGCTTTCACTACTTCAGCAGATGGTGTTTCACAAAACAACACTCTTACTACAAGTTGGGTAAAGTTTACTTGCACAACAACCGCTGCAATTGCTTCAGATATTACTCAAATAGGAGTATCGTTTGCCTTTACCCATGCAGGAGCTGGAGTAACAACTAACTACTTTGAGATTGCCCAAGTCCAACTCTGTGCAGGAGATGTAGCTCTACCTTTTCAGCCAAAGAGTTTTGCACAGGAATTAGTAGATTGTCAGAGATATTATGAGAAATCATTTGAATACTCTGTTGCACCTGCTGATGTGAATACCAACAAAACAAGATGGTTGGCTGGAGCTTATGCTACAACAAATATGTTTGGATGGGTTCCCTTTAAAGTTAGAAAACGGATTGCTCCAACAGCAGTAACTTTTTATAATGATGCGGGAGGAACGGCTGCACGATGGGATTATATAACTACTTCATGGCAGACAAATAAAGTTACAGGACTAGATATGGTTTTAGAAAATGGATTTTCATTTGATGTTACTTCCACAAGTCTAACAGCTAATTATTGTTATCCATGTCGTGGACATTGGACAGTAGATTCAGAACTTTAATTTATAAACAACTATCTTAATAAGTAATGTTTGATTTATTCTCTAAAATATGGTAGTCTTAAATATACATGAAACTGTCATTCTCCAATAAGTTTGACTTCGTAAAGGAAGAATTTGAAAAGTCTGGAGTTTGGGAACCTAAAACTACCAAGTATGTTGAGGAACATCTCAAAGAAGGACAAACCTTTGTAGATGTAGGAGCTAATGTTGGGTATTACACTATTCTTGCTGCCAAGTTGGGTGCTAAAGTAATTGCCTTTGAACCGTCTGTAAATAATCGTGAACTTCTTAATAAAAATATTAAGAATAATAATTGTAAGGTTAAAGTATTCAGTCAAGCTCTATCTAATACTTCAGGAAACACTATTCTTTACACTAACACCACTCCTGGACAATATAGTCTAATGGGTTCAGGTAACGGAGAAAAGGTTGAGATGGTGACATATGACTCACTTCATTTACCTGTTCCAGACATGATAAAGTTGGATGTTGAGGGTTCAGAGCGTTCAGTATTAGAGGGTATGCAAAGTGTCCTCACTACCGATAAACCAATAACCATCATCATTGAAGATTGGAGGAATGATTTAACAGAGTGGTTAGTAAGAACTCACAAGTTTAATCTGGTTACGACCGAGCGGATGCACGGCAACAAAATCTTAACCAAGAACCAACCTTTTAAGTACACTCCAGAACCCTACACTATTCACCTATTAAGTCTCCCTCATACCGAAACCACCAAGGACTACTCATGGTGTGCATTTACCTCCCTGGTAATTAACATGGCTACCATGATGACTCGTGAAGGACATAAAGTTATTCTCTATGCTGGAGAAAATAACGAAGCTGAATGTTTTGAACATATTAACTGTTCGGGAAAACCTAAAAGCTGTGACTTCTTTGTTCCTCCTTGGACATATGAATACTTTGCTCCTATGAATAACAAGATTATTGAAGAGATGAAAAAGCGTATCCAGATAGGAGATATTATCCTTGAGTCAACCTCTTTACAGAGTGTCGTAGCTGAAGCTTTCCCTCGGAATATATCAATGGAATACGCCATTGGATATGGTGGGTGTAAGTCGCCCTGTAGAGTATTTCCCGCTGAGGCGTGGAGACATGAGATTTATGGCAGGGATGCTGCAGCCCGTGGCGAGGACATTCATACAGTCATGGGTTATAGTTCAGATGCAGTCATTCCCCATATGTTAAATGTAGACCAATTTCCCGAGGGTAAGGGAGACGGAGGATACTTACTATTTGTTGGTCGGTTGGGGGGATTGAAGGGTGAGCAGGTAGCCGTGGAGACTTCTAAACGTACAGGAATACCCCTAAAGATTATTGGTCCTGGTACTCCACCTAATTATGGCGAATATTTAGGAGTAATGAAACCCAAGGAGAGAGCCAAACTAATGGGCGGTGCAATAGCACTATTTGCTCCATCAATGTTTCCAGAACCTTTTTGTCTTGTTGTACCAGAGGCCCAGATGACAGGTACTCCCACAATCACAACCGATTGGGGGGCTGTAACCGAGACAAATGAGAATGGAGTTTCTGGTTATAGATGTTCTACACTGGATGAGTTTGAACAAGCTGTCTGGGATTGTATGAAGCTAGATAGGAAAAAGATACGTCAACGTGCTATTGATAAGTATTCTTTCAAAACGATAGGACCTATGTACACAAGGTTTTTTCACCGTTTAGAGAAAATAATGCCCAAGTAAAGTAGCACTTCATTATGGGTTGCAAAGTTGGAAATAATATGTTAGGCTAATAATAACTATCAATAAATAGTCTAGGCTATGATAAAGAAAGTTAATTCCACCATCATTGGTTCAGGTCTCATAGGCGACTCTCTCGCTAAAAAACTTCGCTCACTCAAACATAAAGTAACAGTTCTTCATCATGATGATGAGATTAAGATAAATGACGCTGATTATATATTCTATGTAGCCTCTTATGGAAATCATTATTCTCAGACTGATGAGTATAAGACCTTCAAGGCAAACGTATTTAATTATCTACACTTACTTCGGGATACTATTGATGTTCCATATACAACATTATTTTACTTCTCGACCTCATCAGTAACTCTACCAGTACAGACTAATTATTCAGACTCCAAATATATAGGTGAGATTATTAGTAAGAGATTCTCAAAGAGATATAAGAAACCCATTGTTGTGGTAAGACCCTCATCGGTATATGGTATCGGTGAAAAGCCATGGAGATTCTTTCCTGTTGCAATCAACAACGTAATGGATGGTAAGGATATGCCCATAAGTAAAGGATTCCATGATTGGATTGAAGTTACAGACTTCGTAAATGCAGTTACTATCCTGATGAAAAATACCCCTAAGGTTATAGGCAAATCAGTTCCTATTGGAACTGGAATACAAACGAGCAATCATCAAGTAATGGGACTTGTAATGAAGTTAATAGGAAAGACTATAAAGTTAATCGAAAGTGATACAGTAAAAAGAAAATATGATACTGTTAATTGGGTAGCAGATAATTCACTGATTAAATCAATGGGTTGGAAACAGAAAGTAACATTAGAAAAAGGGTTATCAAAAATGTTCAAACACTATGTCTCAAAAAGAACTAAAGCGCAGGGTCGCTGAACTAACCTATCGTCATGGATTAACGCATCTGAGTTCTTGCCTTAATGCCGTTGGAATTATAGACAACATCTACAAAGTCAAGAAAGACAATGAACCCTTCATCCTTTCCCAAGGTCATGCAGCCCTCGCTTTATACGTAGTATTGGAAAAGTATTTCTTCCATGATGCTGAAATGTTAATTAAGAAACATGGTACTCACCCAGGACGAGATATGGAGAATGGTATTTGGTGTTCTACTGGTTCACTTGGCTCAGGTATCACAGTAGCTGTTGGAATGGCACTAGCTGATAGGACTCGTAACGTCTACGTAGTAATTAGTGATGGGGAACTAGCTGAAGGGTCTGTATGGGAAGCTCTTAAGATAGCAATGGACTTCAAACTGGAAAATTTACGGGTTACGTGTATCTCAAATGGGTATGGAGGATACGGTAAAACTGAACCTGACCTACTTGATATACGACTACAGTACTTTTATCCAACACTTATGCTAAAAGTAAATACATTCGCCTATCCTGATTGGGTTCAGGGAGTTGCGGGACATTATATCAAGATGGATGAGGCCAAATATAAAGAATTAATTGCATCACTATGACAACAGAAGAACGGTTGAAGAACTATCCACGCTTTAATAGTATCAAGGGAGAGTTCGTCTATGAACTCTATAAGGCGATGGCAAAGAATGACAAGATTGTCCTTATTACCTGTGACCTAGGCTACCGTCAATTTGACTCACACTTTGAAGACTTCCCAGACAGATGTTTTAACGTAGGTGCAAGCGAACAGGCTGGTATGGGAGTGGCGGTCGGAATGGTACTCTCAGGTAAGATTCCCTTTATCTATTCAATAACCAACTTCCTTATATATCGTCCCTTTGAGTGGATACGTAACTACGTGAACTACGAGAAGATACCAGTTAAACTAATTGGTAGTGGACTTGACAAAGACTATGCTGAGGATGGGATAACCCACCAATGTGAAGACCTAGACCAAGTAATGAAACTATTTAAGAACATTAAACGATTAAATCCTTTAGATAAAAAAGATATTAAGTCTATGTTAAAAATTATGATTGAGGACAACAATCCTTATTTCATCGGCCTAAAACGCTAATTAATCGTATGGCACTTAAAGCACTGTTTTTTCCTGATGTTCCTTTTGAGTCTCTTTTTATTCCTTATATTTATAAGGAGATATATTTTGAAGGTGTTTATATTGATATCTTTAATACAAAAAAGGATATGGTAGTAATTGATGTCGGAGCAAATATCGGAGTAGTTACTCAGTATATGAGAGACTATGCTAAAAAACTTATAGCCATTGAACCCTCAACAGAACACTTTGAGGCTTTAAAAAAGAATAAGGAATTCAATAAATGGGACAATGTAACGATAGTAAAGGCAGCTATTGCAGATAAGGATGGAGAGATGACACTTAAACTCGATCCTAACAATAGAACTTGTCATCATCTCCAATGGGCAGGAGTAAGTCAGACTAACCAACAAGAAGAAAAAGTTAAAACCATATGTTTTGAGACCCTGCTGAAGGAGAACAATCTTGATGTGGTGGACTTCGTAAAGTTTGACGTTGAGGGGGCTGAAGAGTTAATCCTTATGGGAGAATCATTTGCTAAGGTAGCAGATAAGATTAAAGCCATTGAGGTTGAGTTCCATTTTCCTTCATGGCCAAATATTGTAAACCACATGATTAAGTTAGGTTATAAGGCACGCAGATATGACAGTTCGGCAATTATAGTTTTATTTAGCAGATGAATAAGTATTTCGTAGATGGGATAGGAATATGGGCAGATGATGATAGATTCATACGTGAAGTCATGATACAGAATGAATATAAATATCTCTATGATTATGAAACAGTGGTTGATTGTGGAGCTAATATCGGTACATTCACTTTGTGGATATACGATAAGGCAAAACGTATCTATGCCATAGAACCTAATCCCCATGCCATAAAACTCCTACAAAAGACCATAAACGAGAACCATCTTGATAAGGTAATACCTCTTGAAATTGCAATCACAGGGTCAGATGAGGAGAGATACTTTGCCAATACTGATGATCCAGTATATGGTTCAGGTCTTATAAACGATACATCAGGTATACGGGTAAAGTGTATGGCGGTTGACTCATTCATGGCAAAACACCAAATAGAGTATATTGACTTACTGAAGATAGATATTGAGGGATGTGAGGTAGAAGTATTCTCATCCCCAGGATTTAAGAACGCTGCGCATAAAATTGGGACTATTATTGGAGAATATCACACAGGAGAAAAAGAAAAACTCATAGAAGGTTCATTGAAGGAGGTTGGATTTAGGTTCGTAGATATAACTAAGGGAAACTCTAGTGGTCAATTCATCGCAAAACATATATGAGAGTAGTATTTTTTACTATAGTCGGGGACAATTACTACAATCCAGTAGGTATTCCACAAATGATTAACTCATTTAAGAGATTTCATCCTGATATTGATTTAGTAGTATTCAGACAGGATGTAATTGATGAGGTCTTTAAGGAGAAAGGAATTAATTTCTATAATGCCAAGCCTACTTTCGCCAAACTACTCTCTCCTTACTATGACCTTGTCGTAAACGTGGATGCGGATCATATCTTTCTAGCCCGTTGTGAGGAGATACTTAAAGGAGACTATGAAGTAGGGTGTCCCATAAATAAGAACGATTACGAGAATACATCGGTTGAGAACGTTACTGAGGATATGTATCTTCAGGGAGGAATGGTCGCCTCTACTCAATCTAAATTCTGGGATATTTGGGAGGTAGCTAATAAAAGAGCAATGATATATAAATGCAAAGAAAATGACATAATGAATCTTGTTATCTATAATGATCCGATTATAAAAGAAATGAAGTTGAAGATATTTGATAAGAATAAGGACTATTATGGTTGTAAGAGTTTAGGTCGTGAAGGAGAGTTTTATATCAAAGACAACAAAGTTATGTGTCGTAAGGAACAAGTTTACCTATATCATGTAGCTAAGGGGGGCATACAGAAGCCTCGACCTGAACAGTTAGGTTTCTCTAGTGAAGTTATAGATTATATGAACGCTGCTTCCTACTATGGGAAGAGTGTTCGTTATTCCCAATTCTAATATGGTATTTATTAAAGGGCATATACCATGGAATAAAGGAATTAAATCATGGGTTAAACCATGGTTAGTAAAGAAAAGATTGGTTAAGATTATGTGTTTCTTGCCATAAAAAATATGATTATAAATTAAGAAATAATAATGAGTTATAGACCATATAGTGTTTATTGTCCTGAGTTTGACCCTCTTAGCGGTGGGATACGTGTAATGTGGGGACTGTTTGGATATCTACTTGCTA